AGTTCACCGCGAACTACACCAAGGCTGACTTTACCAAGCTCAAGGCTCTTGAGGGCAAGGAGGAGTCTTATGCTGTGTGGTTTGGTGGCGAGGAGACTGGCGGCGTCCTGACTCCCACCGGCTCTGACGGCAAGTTCGAGTTCAAGGGTCAGCTTTCCGCGTTCCCTGTTGGCGGCGGCGTGAATGAGGTCGTTGATATGACCGTCACTATCGCACCGTCTACCCCTATCACTGTGGCAGAGTAAAAGAAAATTGAGGAGGACAGAACAATGAGTAAACAGTTGACTTTCACTTTTGAGGATAAGGAATACACCCTCGAATACACCCGCAGAACCGTTGCGGAAATGGAGAAAAAGGGTTTTATCGCGTCTGAAATTACCGAAAAGCCCATGAGTACCCTCCCGGCACTGTTCGCAGGTGCGTTCCTCGCTCACCATCGTTTTGTGAAGCAGGACACCATTGACACAATCTATTCTAAGCTCACCAAGAAAGAGGAGCTTATCGGCAAGTTGGCAGAAATGTATAACGAACCGATTATGACCCTCGTTGAAGAACCCGAAGAAAGCAAGGGAAACTTGAACTGGACAGCGACTTGGTGAGTGACCCGCTGTCCTCCACTGAGGGGAGTGGTGGTGTTACTGCCACTGCTCCCCTCCACTCTTACGGAGAGAAATTTGAGGAGCTTTTTCCGTACTATCTGTCTCTCGGCATGACCGAAGAACAGTATTGGGATAAGGATTGCCGATTGGTGATTTTCTATCGGAAAGCGGAAGAACTCCGAACGAGCAGAAAAAACCAAGAAATGTGGTTACAGGGTGCGTATTTCTACGAAGCTCTGTCCCGTGTGTCACCTCTGCTCCATGCTTTTGCCAAAAAGGGTACGAAACCTGCTCCGTACTTGTCAGAACCGTTCGCTATCACAGAAAAACAGGCTGAGTATCAGCAGGAAGAAAAGGACAAGAAAATCTACGATAAGGGCAAAGCACTTATCGAGGGCTTTATGGCGAAGCATAACAAGAAATTTGAAGGGAAGTGAGAACCGTGTCTACTACAATCGAGCAGTTAGAACTTGAAGTACAATCGAGTGCCACATCAGCCGTGGCACAATTAGACGCGCTTGCTTCTTCTTTGGGTAAAGTAAAATCCGCTACCAAAGGTGGAGTTGGTCTTACTGCTGTGGCAAAACAGCTTACCACGCTGAATACCGCATTGAACGGTATCAGCTCCACCAATGCGGATAATCTGAACAAGATGGCACAGGGCTTACAGGCACTTTCCTCTTGCGGAAACCTCAAGCTCTCGTCCTCTGTGGCTAATCAGATTTCCAACCTTGGGACGGCGGTACGGTCTCTGAATGGGACTGATTTTTCCTCGCTTGGTCGGCTTGCGGACGCACTTACCCCGCTTTCCACCATCGGCAAGTCGAACCTCAACAGCTTTATCTCTCAGCTACAGCGATTGCCGCAAGCGGTACAGGGTTTCAACGGAGTGGACATCGGCGGGTTGGGAACACAGATTTCCGAACTGGTATCTGCCCTTTCTCCGCTCTCTCAGATGGGTAAGAACAATCTCACCTCGTTTGTGACTCAGCTTGGTAAAATCCCCGCTCTCATGCAGTCTCTAAAGACGATAAACATTGGGGAACTTGCGTCACAAGTTCAACAGTTGGCAGACGCTTTCGCTCCTCTCGCTACGCAAATGCAAGCCATTTCGAGCGGTTTTGCGGCGTTTCCGGCAAGAATCCAAAAGCTGATTACCAGTACAAACAATTTGTCGAAGTCAAATGACAGCGCGTCCACAAGCTATGTGAACCTCGCCGCGAAAATCGGTATTGCTATCGTAGCGGTAAAAAAAGCGGCTTCCGTATTGGCGAGATTCATCAACAAGTCCAACCAGTATGTCGAGGACTTGAACTTGTTTACCGCGTCTATGGGCGAGTACGCAAGCGCGGCACAGGAGTACGCAGAGCGCGTCAGTGAAATCGTTGGTATCGACCCCGCCGAATGGTTGAGAAACCAAGGCGTATTTATGACGATTACCAAGGGTTTCGGTGTGGCAAGTGATAGGGCGTACACGATGAGTCGAAACTTGACTCAGCTTGGGTATGACATTTCCTCGTTCTTTAACATTCCGTTCGAGGAAGCGTTCCAAAAGTTACAGTCGGGTATCGCGGGTGAGCTTGAACCGCTCCGTAGACTCGGTTATGACCTGTCTGTGGCTCGTCTACAGCAGGAAGCATACACCCTCGGTATCGAGAAGAAAGTCTCGGCTATGACACAGGCTGAGAAAGCGGAGTTGCGTTACTACGCAATTATGACGCAGGTAACAACCGCGCAGGGCGATATGGCGAGAACGCTGAACGCTCCTGCAAACCAACTCCGCGTCTTGCAAGCACAGGTAACTCAGTGCGCTCGTGCAATCGGTAATATCTTTATCCCAGCTCTGAACGCTATCCTGCCGTATGCGATTGCCGTAGCAAAGGTCATTCGGCTTATCGCAAATGCCATTGCAAGTCTGTTCGGATTTGCCCTGCCGGAGATTGATTACAGCGGTATCGGCGCAACTGTCGGGGGAGTCGCTGACAGTACACAGGACATCGGAGACGGTCTTGGTGACGCTACCAAAAAGGCGAAAGAGCTGAAAAATGCTCTGCTCGGTATTGATGAACTGAACATTATCTCTCCTCCCGAAGATACAAGCGGGAGCGGTGCAGGTGTTATCGGTGACATTGGAGGTGGCGGTCTTGGTTTCGACCTGCCGACCTACGATTTCCTTGACGGTGCTATCAGTTCAAAGGTCGATGAGATTGTTCAGAAAATGAAAGAATGGCTCGGTCTGAACAAGGAAATCGACTCGTGGGCTGACCTGTTCGATACCCGCCTTGGAAAAATCCTGTTGACGGTAGGAGCTATCGGCGCAGGTCTCGCGGCGTGGAAAATCGCAAAGAGTGTTGCCGATTTCGTGAAGTATATTACCTCGTTCAAGGGATTCGGCGCAGGTTGGGCAGGACTCGGCGCACTTGGGCTGTTGTCCGACCTCAATGAGTTCATCGGATATTTCCAAGACTTCCTTGAGAACGGCGCAACATTCCAAAATGTTGTCGGTATGATTAGTGAGTTCACGGGTGCAATCGGTGACTGCTTGATTATCCTCGGTAATCTCAAGATTGGCGGTGCGCTCAAGGTCGTACAGGGTATTGGTGAAATCGCTGTTGCAATCAAAGACATTTCCGAAAGCGGTGTAAATTGGGACAATGCCAATACCGCTATCAGAGGTCTCACCAATATCGCAATCGGTATCGGCGTTTTTACGGGCAACCTCAAGGTGGCGGCATGGGGACTGGCTATTCAAGGCTTTACCTCCATCATCACGGAGATTGGCGCAAATTGGGACGCAATCAAACAGGGCGATTGGAGCGGCGTGGATAAGGTGACGCTGATTATCGGCGCACTGGAAGTTCTCGGCGGTCTCGCTATGGCGTTAGATGTGTTCTCCAAGCTCAAGGAGGTCGCTACCATCGGTAAGGCTTCCGAAGCAGTCACGACCGTTGCAACAGCAACAGAAACCCTCGATACCACGGTCAGTACAAAGCTGTCCCCGAACCTCACTTCTCTTGCAAAAAACCTCGGTATGGGT